ATACAAGAGAATATTATTTCTTCTTTACCAGATACCATCATATGATGTTGTAATTGTGGGTAATAATAAGCCATTGCTTTGTCTAATGTATTACGTTCATTAGTGTGTTTAACTTCTACAATATGATTACTATAAACAGCGTCTACTGTACTAACTAATCTACCTTGTGAACTTTTAAAGTGTACTTGTTCAGTCATTACTTCGTCTGTTGGTGCTAGTTTTTTGCGTAACCATTCCAGGTGGAATGACTCAGTTAATATACCTAACTGTACTGGTAGCACAGCAGACAAATCATCTGGATCTTTGAGAAAGAATTTTTCTCTCATCATGTTGGTTATCTTTCCGGTGGCTATACTAATAGCATCACTGCTACCTATTCTTGTACTGTAATATAGCTGTCGTTCTCCTTCTTTATATTCATCGTTCATTGTTTACTCCTTAAGTTGTTGGCATACTTGTTTATGTAAAGTGATTAAGTATTTTTTAAGTATGCGTTTTGGTATGTCTACTTCGTTACTGTACTTAATCAATACAGCAATAGTAGGGTAGTCACCTGTAGTTATTACTTTAGTACAGGCATATTCCAAAGCTACTAAACTGTATTCTTTTAGTGCTTCGTAATATAAGTTAATAAAATTATCAGCATCGTTATCTGGTATTATCTTGGGCCAAAGTAAAAATACTTTAGACAACAGCTCAACAAATGCTTCTTCATCTAATGGTACTAATAACTTAGTAACATTAAATAGATCTGCTTCAACATTATCTAATGCATTACTTAGTTCTGTCTGAGATAGAGATGATGGTATCTCTATTTGTGCTAGAAACTTTACTCCTTCCAGATATTGCGTTGCGAATTTTGTCAGCGGCATCCTTGCTTTCTGCAACAGGGTATTCATCTGTCCATCTGCCTGACTGTAGCCAGTTGCTTGCGTGTTGTATGTACTGATTTGATTCTTTAATAAATTTTTTGTATCGTCTTGCTCCATCTATTATCTCCTCCGATGTTGCATCACCATCTTGTATTGCTAATACAAAGTAGTATTGTGCTGACCACTTGTTAGTATGTAGGGGGTATTGTTCCCAGAAAGAATTAAACTCTGATTCTAAGTTAGCCTTCTTTAGGTCTTTTGGTTTTAATATTTTCATCATGTTCCTCTATGTTTATTCTACACTGCAAAGCAGTAGCCCATGATGTAAGATTAAATGCACCTGGACTACGATCTCCACACTCCCACTTAGATACAAGACCATCGGCATTGCCCATTACATGGTCAAGGTCAGACTGTGATAAGCATAGCTCTTCACGTCTAACCTTAAACATATAGACTAATTCCCAATACCAGTCTGGCTTGTATTGTTTAGTCTGCCTTGTACTTATCCATGATTGTAGATCCATGGCTAAGCATAGAATTGTTTTAGATCTTAGGCAAGTAAGTTTCTGCTAACTTGTTGTAAACAATATCAAGATCCACTGGCCCATGTTCTTTGGCTTTATAAAACGTCATGTGATAATCACAATCCATTTTAATTTTTTCTTCTAAACCATCAAAGTGCCATATAGGTTTAGTTACAAATGTTACATCCTCATGTAAATCTTTAATAGAATAGTATTGATCTACATCTGAAATCTTTAGATAGTTATAGTTATGACTTTCATTAAGTTCTTTTAATGCTTCGTTATATAACTTATCTATTACCTCAACACTTTTTCTTGCACGCTGTAGTTTTGTAAACAATTCTTTCAGAGGTTTTAATTCCTTAGAATGTTTTTTGTTTAACGCTGGTATAAGTTTATCAGCATCTACTCTTAGTTTACTTTCTAGTTCGTTTTTTAATTTTGCACTTAGTCTCATTGTATTCTCCTGTTAACTAATGCACTGATGTCTTGAATAACATCAGTTATGTTGACCAGTTTTTTTAATGATACATTAACAACATACTGGTCTGGACTATTGTTAATATATTTTTCTGCTTCATCTGTTGAGTTAGCTTGTACTACATAATCTACTTCAACAAATCGCATCTCTAATCTTTTAGTGTGGTACTCTTTCTTAGGTGTACCAGTTCTACCTCTGATTCTACCTCTGCTACTCATGCGTATACCCAGCATTTGTATTGACCACACTCACCATCATCTGCTTCAACACCACAGTACACGCATATGCCTTCTTTCTTTGCTTGTTCTAATTGTTCCAGATGTTCTTGAGCTTCAGCTGCCCAAGTATTAAATGTTTCTTTATTCATAGTTATCCTCCATTGTGATTTTATATTCACTGGTAGTGTGAATAATTTTTTTTCTTCTATGCTTACCGTGTACTAATTCCACAGGTATACTACCATCTACTGCTACGTTACATAACAGTACCGCAAATAAAAATATCGTGTTTGTTATTAGGTTTTTCCAATGAGTATTCACCCTTACCTCCCACAGTAATAGGTAATACTAGGGAATAAATACTATATAACTAGCTTGACAGTTACGATTTTTTTAGTGTCAGTTTATAGTTAATTGTACTTGTACTGTAATAAATAATACAAGTATAAGTACTGTAACTATCAAAGCTTTTGCACCGCTATCCATTAAAACTCCTCTACTATTTCAGATGCATCAATAGTTATTTCGCATCTGCTATTTTTTCTACTAGCATTATTTATCTTATTAATAATCTTGTAATAAAAATCTTTTACTTCATCATCTTGCATGCTAGATAAATAAAGTATACTTGTTAGACTTTGACAGTCATCTTCGTTTAAATATATTGCTGGCATTATAACTCCTTATCATTGTGTTTGTGTTCTGCTACCCAGATACAATCTTTTAATTCATCTCTATAGAATTGTTTTTCTCCATGAGTTATAGCTTTACGAAGCATCTTTCTTGCTCTTGTAATGCGCTCAATCAATCGTATCTTACTGTCGTTGACAGGATTATCTTCTGGTATCATCATCAATCATTCCTTTATTAAGTATTCTTCTGCGACCTTGACGAGTCAAACCAAAGACACGTTGCTCACATCCAGATAATCCTTTACGTTTCATCACCGGTATATCACCAGCAGTTCTTACGCTCCCATCCCAATCAGCTTGGAAATCATGGAATACAAATGCGTATCCACCTTTAACAAGCTGACTTAATCTTGATGATACAGATACTTCTTTAGATGATATGTCATAAGCTATGTGTGAAAAGGTGCTACCTCTATGACCAGCACGCCACATACTATGTAAAATTTTATCATCAAGAGTAACCTTAACTTTATTCTTAGATGTTACTGGATCTGTCTTGCGATAAGGTGTAGCTGTATATAGTTCAACTACTTTGTCATCATAATCTACTATCATTACTTCTCTCCATTATCTTCTGTTGCAAGGTCATCATTCATAACGTTAATAAAACCACCAATCATTAGACCTTTGTGTTCTTCACTAAGCTCTGGGTTATTTAATATATCTATTACATTACCCATTACATGGTCGACATACTTAGTCTTGTATTCATCAAGATAACCACCGTTATCTTTGATTGCTTTGTTCTTCATGCCAGTAACTAAAGCGTCAGCTGGACTTGGTATTTTTTTATCAGTCATTGTGTTCTCCTATATGATAAAATTATTATAGCACTATACACATTAATCCACAAGCTTTGCTATATTAAACTTGCTTGGTAAACTCAAGTTCATACTCATCTTTTTTAAGATGGGCCTCTACTAATACTTTGTTGTTAATAGAAAACCTAAACGTTTGAGATCCGTCATCATTTTTTTTATGTGTAACTCTGTGGTCACATAAAGTGTGACTGTTATAAGATGATGTGCCTACTTTAATAGTAACACAACCATCTTCTTTGTTACCGTATGACTTGCTGCTTTTGTATGCGCAGTTAGTTACGTCATTCCATATTGGGTATTGTCTAGTCATTGTTATCTCCTTTTATATAATATTTATTGCCTTCTGTTTTAAATGTTGTGATGTTTATATCATCAACTTCAAAATCTAAATCTGTATGCCAAGATTTAATTTCATTAGCAACATGGACTTCATCTGTCCATGATGTGTCATCATCAGATTCTTTTCTTATTAATGTATAACTTACATACATATAGATTGTTTTATCTTTCATTGTATTCTCCTGTTGTTAAAAAACTTATGTGCTGGGTAGCTCAAGGCGTTCTGTCTGATTGTATATTTTACAATCAAGTTCACCCAGATTCACACAAGAAAATTCATAAGAATTTTTTTCTGTTGTTCACCTAGTGTTTTACAAAAGTGGCCTTTACCCTGGGGAAAGGGTAGCCGTTGGCATAGCAACGTGCTCCTGTTCTTCACCAGATGAACAACAAAAAAGCCCTAGCTCCGCAAGGAGCTAAGGCTAAAGAGGTTTGTTAATGAACCTCTTGTTTGTTACCTTCTTCTTTATCTGATTCATTGATAGGATTTATCTTTGAATCATTCTGATAAAAGGAAACTCTGTTGGAATCAAGTTCATCCATAGCTTTAGACATCTTCTTAGTTATAGCAACTTGACTAACATGTGATGTGTTGACTTTCTTTTTAACACGATTGTCTAATCGTGCATCTAACTCAGATGCAATCACGTCATAGTGTGCGTAATCTCTTTGTCCACCAAAGAAAGCAAGTGCTTCATCAAGAACAACTTGTTCTTGAGCAAGAGCTTCTTTTCTAAGAAGCTCTCCTTGGAGAAACTCAAATGTTACAACAACATGTTCTTCCATGTTAAGAGATTCGTCAATCTTACCACCTTTTCTATAAGGTGCAGACTTCGTTTCCCAAGACTTATGAAGCCTTGCAATCTCTTGATTGCATCTTCGTGTCTTGATACGATGTGCTTTAGCATCTTCTACAACAGAAAGATAATTCTGTTTTTGATAATAAGATTTACATTCTCCAGTATCTTTATCACTATATTCTCCGTTATTAATACCTTCAAACCAAGGGTGATTTGAAGTTAAAGATGTGGCTAAGATAGATGATATTATTTTATTTTTATGTGTCATTATGACCTCCTTTTAAAGTCTACAAAATGGTAGACAAGTTTCTAACTAATGGGTGATACGAAAAGGACAAGACAAAAATGCTTGCATTTTTCTTTAGCTTGTCTTGTTAGTTAAGCTTCGAGAACACCTTGTTCTTGATTAGCTTTGCTCTTTACGAATCATCTTTTAGTATGAAATCTTGTCAGCATTTTGAGACTTTAAAGGAGGGCATAAACTCTGAGACACATACAAATCAAATATTATCAATCGTACGCCACATCTTTAACTTTAACATCAACCCCCAGACACGCCTTCAGCGTGGCTGGACTACATAGATAGTATTAATCACTGAGAATATATCGGCTGGTGGCATGGCAATAAGACACTCATAGATTCCATTATCATTAAGTAGCGTCTATCGCATAATGGTATCTATGGCAGTCGTTTGCCATGACAGTGCGTAAGCACAAAGCGGAGCGTGCCATGGTGATTCGTTAAGAATCAATGAGCGCTCTCAACAATACGATTGTAGATTATGTCGCTTACTCTTGTAATGCAAATCGCAAGAGACGAAGTATCGCCGTGATTTCTTCGAATCAGTAAGCCCATAATCTCCTCTGGATATTACTGGAATTGTAGATTACTCCAATCTAATAAGTCAATCAGCCGTGTTGTCACTTCGTGACTGCCCGCACCTAGACTGTTGACTTTTAGATTTGAAGCAATCTTTTGATTGCGTATATTAAGGAGAATATTATGGACATACAGATACAATATGAAATCGCAGACGCTCTTATCACAGGCACTCTTTTCTTAGCAGTCGCTATACTAAGCTATGTAACTTACATCGCATTTAAACAAGAATTAACCCTCTGGATTAGAATACCAGCACTTATCTTAGCGATGCTAAGTCTAGTGCTTCTGTCATTATCTGGACTATGAACAGATATATTTAGGCATATGTTGATAACTGTATTGACATATTTATAATCTATCACTACTCTTTAAGTAACACGATTCATTACTTAATTTGAGGTTAACATATGTCTAAAGTACCCAGTACAAATAACCAATCGCTGACACAGCTTCAGCAGAGTTTTGTAGATAACTACTTAGCCAATGGCGGCAATGGTAAACAGGCTTGCATTACGGCAGGATACAGCGAGAACTCAGCTCATGTTCAGGCGAGTAAATTGGTTAAGCTTCCACACATACAGCAAGCCTTACTCAAAGGTACTGCAGAAGCTATTGGTCTAGGCTCTGCTAAAGCTGTTCAGAAGTTAGTGTCTCTATCTGGCGGAGCTAAGTCAGAGTATGTTCAGCTTGAAGCATCCAGGGATTTATTAGACCGTGCTGGATTTAAAGCACCAGATAGAGCCGATATTAGGCTTGATAGTGATATAAAGATTAGTATTGATTTAACGTAGGGGGGGGTTAAAACTCAAGCGTGATGTTATGTTACTTCACCTTTACTAACATTATTTTTTAAAAAGGTTCGTTATGACTGATGAAGAAGATCCAGACAACATAGTACATATAGAGTTTAGTCCTGATGGGCCTAAGACTTCTGCTAGTGTTATTAAATTTTTAAGTACCAAAAGTAAGAATATAGTTGGTATCACTTGCATTGTTGAGTTTGATGATGGTAGGATGGGTTTATATGCGAATGATAAGGATATACATTCCTTTTTGTTTGAACAAAGGTTTTTAAAATATTTTGTAGATCAGGAGTTTGAAGGAAGAATTGGCTTATACACAGAAGAAAAGTAATGGTAAAAAGAAATCAACAGCTGTACCGCCCAAGGGTAGAAGAAAGCTTAGCACACTGCGTGCAATGTCAAAGAAGTCTAAGGCGTACTGATAAATACGTCATCAATATGTTAGATGATTTTACTTGCCTAGCCTGTTATGAGAGCTTAGATGCAACTTAAGTACAAACCCGATGGTGCAACTCTTAAAAAGTTTATGAAGGATGATAGCTTCTTTAGAGGATTGCGTGGTCCTGTTGGTAGCGGTAAGTCTGTTGCCTGTTGTATTGAGATATTCAGGAGATGTTTGCTACAAAAGCCTAATGAAGATGGTGTACGCAAATCAAGATGGGCAGTTATAAGGAATACCAACCCACAATTAAGGACAACTACCATTAAGACTTGGATAGATTGGTTTCCAGAGAATGACTGGGGTAGGTTTAGATGGTCTGTACCCTTTACTCACCACATAAAGAAAGGGGATATAGACGCTGAAATTATTTTTTTAGCACTAGATCGCCCAGAAGATGTAAAGAAACTGCTGTCATTAGAGCTAACTGGTATCTGGGTTAACGAAGCAAGAGAGATTCCCAAGTCTATTATAGATGCGTGTACCATGAGAGTAGGTAGATACCCCTCAATGAGGGAGGGAGGACCGAGTTGGTACGGAGTTATCTGTGATACCAACGCTCCAGAGGAAGATCACTGGTGGCCCATCATGGCTGGCGATACTTTAGTACCAGAACACATTAGTAGAGAAGAAGCATTGATGTTAGTCAAGCCTGATAACTGGGTATTTTGGAATCAACCACCGGGAATGCTAGAAGACAAGAACGAACAACACGAAATTGTAGGATATAAAAGTAATTCACTTGCCGAGAACAAGAAACATATAACCCCAGACTACTACAAGAATGTAGTAAATGGTAAGACTCGTTCTTGGATTGATATATATGTAATGAATAAGCTAGGTAGATTGGATGATGGCAAGCCTGTATACCCAGATTTTAACAAGTCTACCCACGTTGCGGAGGAATATATACCAGTTGCAAATGGTCAAACAGTCTATGTAGGTATGGACTTTGGATTGACACCAGCTGCCGTATTCGCCCAAAAAATTCGTGGGAGGTGGCACATACTTAAAGAAATAGTGTGTATAGACATGGGTATTGTTAGGTTTGCCGAGCTATTACGACAGGATATTGCACAGAATTATCAAGGATGTGACTTGCAAATGTGGGGAGATCCAGCTGGTGACTTCAGAGCGCAGACAGATGAGAGTACACCCTTCCAGATTATGCGAGGAGCTGGCGTTCAGGTCTATCCAGCACCTAGTAATGACGTATCATTAAGGCTTGAGTCTGTAAATGTAGGACTTACTAGAATGTTAGAAGGAAACTCTGGTGTCATTATAGATAAGAGATGTAAGGAACTAATAGCTGGCTTTGAAGGTGGGTATCACTACAAAAGGATGCAAGTAACAGGGCAAGAACGCTACCATGAGTCACCAAATAAAAATAGATTTAGTCATGTGCATGACGCTTTACAGTATCTTATGTTAGGATCAGGAGAAGGTAGAGGTATTACACACGGAAACTTGCAACAGAAAGCGTTTCAAGTTAATACTTCTTTTAATCCTTTTGATAGGAAGAAACCAAAGAAGAAAGAAAGAAATTTTTGGAGTAAGTTTTAATGAGTAAGTCATTGTTAGAAAGATTAGGGTTAAGTGGGTACAACAAACCTAAGAAAACTCCTAGTCATAAAACAAAATCCCATGTAGTTGTTGCTAAATCTGGTGACACTATAAAGACTATTAGGTTTGGACAACAAGGTGTAAGTGGTGACAAAGATAATACTTCAAGATCTCGTTCATTTAAAGCAAGACATATGAAAAATATTAAAAAAGGTGTGCTATCAGCAGCATACTGGGCAAACAAGGTGAAATGGTAACATGAGTTTATTAGCAAACATAAGAAAGCGACAGAAGAAAGGTATCTCTAGGTCAAAGAAGAAGTCTACTATTAGTAAGAAAGCATACTCTTTGATGCAAAAAGGTTGGAAGAAATAATATAATGTGCGTTGTTATTGAAACAATTACATTTACCAATGGCGTAAGGATGGAATTATGTGTTTAAAAGTACCAAAGCCACCTAAAGAAAGTCAAGATGCAAAAGCAGCAAGAGCTGGACAATTAAAATCAGAGCTTGATGAACGTACTAGACTTAAAGGTGAGCAAACAGAAGCAGCAAAACTACTACAGTCTGGCTTTGGTAGGCGATCTCTATTAACAGGATCAGGTGGAGGTAGGGGTTATCCTCTAGGTAAGTAGCATGGCTGATAAAGGCGATGACGTAAAGAGAATACTTGAGCGTTACAAAACTGCTGAAGGTAATAAATCTTTATGGGTATCTACATTTGAAGAATGTTATGAGTATGCACTACCACAAAGAGAAAGTTTCTTTTCAGAAAATCCTGGTGCTAATAGAACAGATAAAATATTTGACGAAACAGCTGTGGTTGGTGTGCAAGAGTTTGCATCAAGACTGCAAGCTGGGATTGTTCCAAACTTTGCCAGATGGGCTGACTTAGTTGCTGGAGGAGAAGTTGATAATGAGGAGAAATTAGATGTTAACAAAGCTCTTGACGATGTTACAGAGTATGTATTTGAAGTTCTGCAAAACAGTAACTTTAATCAAGAAGTACACGAAAGCTTTCTTGATTTGGCTGTGGGAACAGGTTGTTTACTTATTGAAGAAGGCGATGCCCTTAACCCAGTTACGTTTACAGCAGTTCCGCTCCCTCATGTATGCATGGATACAGGACCTAAAGACGATATTGATACGGTTTATAGGAAAAGACTAATACGCTGTAAAGATATTCTAATTGCATACCCTGATGCAGAGCTAACACCTCAAATGTTAAAGGATATGACAGAGAATCCTGACAGAAAAAAAGCATATATAGAAACTGTATATAGAGATTACGATGTATTGCCTGATGAACGTAATCATTTCTGCGTTATATCTGAATCAGATAAAAAGAAAATAGTACATAGAACATTTGACGGAGTAGGTTCTAATCCTTATATTTGTTTTAGATGGGGTAAATGTGCTGGTGAAACATATGGTCGTGGGCCTTTAATGAACGCAATGGCTGCAATTAAAACCACTAACCTAACAGTAGAAATGATTTTAGAAAATGCCCAGATGGCTATCTCAGGTATATATCAGTTGGAAGATGATGGTATTGTTAATACAGATACAATACAATTACTACCGGGTACGGTTATACCAAAAGCACCAGGTTCGGCTGGGCTTCAACCTATACAGTCTGCTGGTGATTTTAGAGTATCTGAGCTTATACTTTCAGATATGCGTAGTAATATTAAAAGAGCTTTATATAATGATATGTTGGGTGATCCAAACAGAACACCAGCCAGTGCAACAGAAGTTGCAGAAAGAATGGCAGACCTATCACGAAGAATTGGATCTGCCTTTGGTAGATTACAAGCCGAATTGGTCACTCCAATCTTACGAAGAGTTATATACATCCTTAAGAAACAAGGTAGGATCGAAGTACCACAAGTAAACGGAAGAGAAGTTAAAGTAGTAAGTATATCACCGCTTGCACAAGCACAGATGCAAACAGATATAGCTTCCGTAGATCGTTTTTTAGAATTAGTTATGGCTAGATTTGGTCCACAAATGTTACCAATGTTAGTCAAAGGGAATGAAGTTGCTAAGTTCCTTGCTAAGAAGTTTTCTGTACCAGAAGATTTACTTATGACTGATGCTGATCGTCAACAAATAATGCAACAAGCGCAACAAATGGGAGCTATACCAAATGCCACAAACGAAGAAGAAGATCCTCGGACCTGACGGTTACGAGAGAACACCAGAAGAAGAAAAACATCTTAACGATTTAATCGTTACCACATTTAATACACAAGCTGGAATAGAAACTTTAAAGTATCTTAAATCTATTACAACAGAAAGAGTATCTGGTCCTGATATACAGGCAAATCACTTGTTCCATAACGAAGGAGCAAGGTTTGTTGTTGCTATATTAGAAACAAGAATTAGACAATATGAAACTCTTAAACAAGGAGAGAAATAATGTCAGAAGAATCACTCGTAGATGTAAATGCAACCCCTGTTGCAGAGGAGTCTGGGGATCATCCTCCCACACTTGCACCAAACGAAACTCAGACTCCGCCTTTACCTGATGGTATACCAGAAAAATTTATAGATAATGGTGTAGTTAAGATAGAAGACTTAGCTAAGTCCTATAAAGAATTAGAATCTAAGATTGGTAAAAGTAAAGATGACTGGAAAGAAGAATTAGTTGGTGAGCTTAAAGCAGAGCAAATGAAAGACAGACCAGCAGATGAAGATTCATATACAGTACCGGAGATTGAAGGCTTTACTCAAGAAGAAATACTAAGCAATCCTTTACTAGACTGGTGGAAGAAAACAAGTTTTGAATCTGGTTTTAGTGATGAGCAATTTCACGAAGGCATTAAACAGTTTGCTGATTCTGGAGTTGAAGAAGTAGACCTAAATGCAGAAATAGCCAAACTAGGTGAAAATGCACAAGCAAGAATAGATAGTGTAACTGGCTGGGCTACTAAAAATCTTACAGAAGATGAGCAAAGAATAGCTGTAGATATTGGTGCTAGTGCAGAAGGTGTTAGATTCTTAGAGAAAGTAATGAATATGAATAAGACATCTATATCTGGTGTTGATAAAATAGATAAGGGTACTGGTAAACTAACGATAGCTGACTTGCGGGCTAAGATGCAAGATCCTAGATACCATGATCCACAACGTAGAGATCAAAGTTACATAGATGAGATAGAAAGAGGATTCCAAAGTTTAGCTGATGGGAATTAAAATACAACAACCAGATGTTGAAATGGTTATGGATCTTGCTGATAATTTATGTGAAGAAGATATTGTTGAATGTGAGTTGTTTGGGTGCAGTCCACAAGAAGCTTGTATGCAAGCACTCATAAAAACAGACCAAGATGTTTGTTGGATGGCTACTAGAAACGATGTACCGTTATGTATGTGGGGTGTTCATAAAGAAAACCCTCCTGTTATACTAGGCAAAATGTTTCAAACATCTGGTAGAGTATGGATGTTAATGGCTAAAGATGTATCAAGGCTAGATAAGTTTACAATACTAAGAGAGTCTTTAAAGTGGGTAGAAAT